ATGGGCGAGAATGCGCGCAGATATATCACCCGGCGCGGGGTGAAATATTCCTATCGTCGCCGCGTACCATCGGATCTTGAGGATGTGCTGGGGCGAGAGGTCAAGATATCGCTTAAGACCGATAGTTATGACATGGCGTGTGACCGTGTCGGCGCGGTCAATGACCGGGTCATGGCCTATTGGGATGACCTGCGCGCGACCGGCAAGGCGACCCTGATTGCCGAACGTTATGCCAATGCCCGTGCGCTGGCCGGGCGGCTGGGCTGGCGATATCGCACCGCCGATGACCTGGCAGTGAACGCGACGGCGGGCGAGGTGATCGAACGCCTTGAAGCCCTTGACGGGGTCGATGACCGGCGGATCACGACGGCCGTTCTGGGCGCTGCCCCCGAGCCGCAATTGCGCCTGTCGGGGCTGTTTGCCGAATATGAAAGCCTGACGCGCGATCAGCGGGTTGGCAAGTCCGACCGGCAGATCAAGGTCGCCCTTGGTCCGTACAGGCGATCCGTCGCCAGCCTCATCGATGAAATCGGCGACAAGGTGGTGTCGGAGATCGAGCGGGCCGACGCGCTGGCGTTTCGCGCCAGATGGTCGCGGCGCATGACCGAGGAAGGGCTTTCGCCCAAATCGGCCAACAAGGAATTCAACAGCCTGCGCGCCATGTTCCGCACGATTGGCGATGCCTATCTGGGCGGGCGTGCGAATCCGTTCGTCAATATTTCCTTTGCCACCAAAAAGGCGGGCGGCAAAAAGCGCGGCGCAACCGTATCGGCGCAATGGGCCTATGACGTGGTGTTATCGCCGCTTGCGATCATGGCCGGGATGAATGATGAAGCCCGCCTGATTACCGCGATACTGGCCGAAACCGGGGCACGGCCCAGCGAGATATGCGGATTGCTGCCCGATGATATCCGGCTTGATGGCAAGGTGCCCTATATCCAGATCAGCCCGAACCGGATCCGGCAGCTTAAGAACGAACCATCAGAACGGCAGATACCGCTGGTTGGCGGGGCGTTGCCCGCGGCGGCGGCATTGATCAATGCGGGCGGGATCGTGCGGTATCTTGGCAACAATACCGGGTTTTCCAATGCGGTGAACAAGTTCATGCGCGATCATCATGCGTTCGAGCATGGCAGGCAAAGCCTGTATAGCCTGCGGCATTGCTTCGAGGATCGGTTAACCGCAGTCGAGGCCCCGGACAAGATTGCCGCAGCCCTGATGGGGCACAAGTTCCACCGGGAAAAATACGGGGCAGGGCCATCGCTGGCGCAAAAGCGCGACTGGCTTTTGAGGATATCGCTTATGCCGACTTCATCAGATCGGACATCAGGCTTTCCAGTGCAGCGGGTTGGCTGATGCGGTTGCGTTCGTCATAAAGCTTTTTGGCCAGCGCCATCAGTTGGCCGTCTTCAAACAGATCGCCCTGGTCGCGCATGATGCGGGCGAGTATCGCCAACGCATTGTCGATACGGGCAAGCGTTACCGGCTCGCCCGTATCAATGCGCCGCGATCCCTTGAACATGATTGCGGCGGGTTTGGTCATGCGGCGCTGCTTTCTTCGTCGGCGGAGTTTTCCTTGCAATCGACGATTTTCCAGCGCGCAATGGATGCGTATATGTTGTCGTATCTCAGAAACTCGCCGAGATCGTATGACGACTTGATATCGTTGAAGTGCCGGACGGCCTGATCCGCGAATGCGTTGGCAATTTCCGCCGTGCTATGGTACGCCAGATTGTGGAGTTCATCCGGCGTCATATCCACCTGCCGCGCAAGTTTCTCGCGGTTTCCAGGCTCAATGTCGTCGAGTTCGAGTGACAGGGTTATCGTAAGTTTGCGTTTCATGCTGCAATCCTTTCAAGTGCCCAGCCGCCCCACTGGTCGGCGCAGGCGTCGGCCATGCCGGGAAAGAACCGGCTGCGTTCCTTTGCCCGTTCCGGGCCGGGTGGCATCCGGTGGACCCGGCACCATTTTTTCCATTCGTCGCTGCCGCGTTCGGGTTCTGGCAGTTTTTGGGTCGGTGTCAGGCACGGCAGGTTTTTGAGATACCAGCCGGTGTTTTTATATTCCGGGTGCCCGAAATGGTGGGGCTGCACCATCTGCGGGGCTGGCAGGTCATCGGGCATGTGGGCCTTTGCTATGTCGTGCATTTCCGGGTTCTCGATCGCGATGCGATCAACCGGCGCACGCCAGCAGGCCGTGAACAGGTCAACCCCGTCCTTGAATTCCTGTTTCATGCTTTCCCATGTGCGACCGCGCGGCAGCTTTTTGGGTGGGGTCATGAAGCCCTCGCCCGAAAGCCAGCGCCGCCCGGCCCGGCAAAGGCGGGTGCAAGGCGGGTGGGCGACAATCAGCAAGTCCCAGCCGTCTGCCAGGATATCGCGAATGTCGCCCGTGATATGCTTGTTCGATCGATCTTCGGCGGGAAGCAGATCGCACGACCATGCGTCGTGCCCGCGGGCAGCAAAGGCCCGGCGCACGGTGCCGGTAAACTCGCATCCTACGAGTACGCGCAGGGTTGTCATGCTGCCTGCTCCCGTTCTGCCAGCAGCAGATTAAGTTTTGCCTCGCTGATTTCTTCGCAGCCTTCGGGCACCGGCAGATCGGCGATGATTTTCAACTGGTCCTTGACCGACGTTCCGAGCATGTTTTTGTCGGTCAGGAACAGGTAGAAAAGATCGTCCTTATAGCCAAGCTGGCAGCGGCAGGCCGTGTCGATACCCAGCCAAAGGGCGGGTTCGCTATTGCGGCGGTCATAGCCGGGGATGGGTGGCAGAATGCGAATTTCATCCCAGATATCCATGGCTGCTTTTTTTCGGCTGTCGCGTGAGGGGTGCCAGTATCCCTGCTTGCGGTCCCGTATCCATTCCGGGCCGGGTTTCCTTACTGCCGTGATGCCGATCAGCCGACCGTCAAGGCCGGACCAGAAACGGGTGCCGCCATATTTCTTGGCAAACTCGGTGGCGGCGTCAAAGCCGTATTCGTGCCGTGCGCGATAGTCGTTGGCCCTGTCGAGCATCGGCCCAGATTTGATCATGAAATAGCGCATCACGCATTCCCCCGCGCAATCCGGTCCGGGAAGGTGCATTGGGTGATGTGGACCCATGCGCTTTCGCGGTCTTTGGTGGTGGCGTGGAACTGGAAATCGACCAGGATGCGACCGCCGGGAAGGGCGGCAACGCAGGTGGCGGGGCGGATCATGCCGCGATGCTGGTGCGGGTGGCCTGCCGGGTCCATCACCACGACGTTAAGCCGTTCGCCCATGGTCGGCAGGGCGTTGTCGGCATGGTCGGCAAGGATTTTTGCCATGCGGGCGCGGCGGGGGTCGCACAGGATATCGTCGGGCGTGTGAAGGCGAAGCGGGCCTGGGGTGGTGTCGTTGGCTGCGTCGCGAAGGGCCGCGATCTGATCGTCGCTAAAGGCTGATGCGGCGATGGTGAAAGGCTGAAGTCTGGTAACCATGGGGTCGGTTCCTTTTCTGACTGGCTGATCCTTGCGGCCTGCTGCCCGATCGCAATCGCGATCAGGGCGCAGGCGGTGAATTTCGCAAGGGGCAGGATCGGGTTCATGCGGCGAAGGTGCCGGACTTCACCAATTCGCTTTCGGCGGTCCGGTTTTCGTTGGCGGATACGGTTGGAAAGGCGTTGTGTTCGACGCCGTCCAGCAGGCGTCCGGCGGCTTTTTTGCCGACCTTCTGGAATACGGCATGTGATTCGCCGTCCGAAACAAATGACAACCCATCATTCCAATTGGGATCGCTTTCCATTTCGCTAGGAAACAGGTTGTGGCCGTCCACGTATGCATCATTTTGTGACAGCCAGAACGGAGCGTCGGCAGATTCCCATGGCAACCATGCGCCCCACTGCTTAAAGAAGAACGGCACGCTCGCCGCCTTGCATTGATCGCGTAGAGATCGCGCCCAGTCCGGGTGCATCGTGCGGGCCTTGTGGCCGCTTTCGCCGCCGCAGATGACCCAGTCGATGGTCGCGCCCTTGAAGGCTTCGTCATCTTCGATATCGAGACCTTCGTTATCGAGGCAATTGAAGCTCCATTCGCCGGTCGGGAGATCGGCAATGATAAGGTTATCCAGTTCCACAGGGCCAAGCAGCGGCTCCGCGCTGATAAAGCGCACCGCTGCCGGTGTGGTCAACAGGGTCGGGATGCGTTCAATGGCGGTTGCCTGATCCTCGGCACTGGTGCCGATCCAGACATTCGGCAGGGGCAGATGAACCGCCAGCCACATCGAAGGATCTTCGCGGGTTCGTTCAAAGTGGATGCGCTGCGCGGCCCCTTCAATCATGGCATCGCGGAAACCTTCCAGCCTGCCACCGTCGTTATTGTCGATCGATGTCATGTATTGCCGGGTGGCTTCGATCCGTTTTGTCAGAACGATAAAGGTGTGCTGCGGGCAAAGGGCTGCGATGGCAAAGATATCGTCAATCCATTCGTCGCAGTGTCCCTCGTAAAACAGGTCCGTCATGCTGCACACAAAGATCGTGCGCGGTTTTTTCCACATCAAAGGCTGCCGGACCACGATAGCGTCAAGGAAGATTTCGACCTGATCGGCATCCTGTGCGGCATAGCGCACCGGGTTTTTGAACCGCTTCTGGAAGTCGGCGGCGTAACAGTTCTGGCAGCCTGCGCTGACTTTGGTGCAGAAATGGCCGGTGCCGCCGGTTGCCTTGTTCCGCGCCCGGATCGGGTTCCATGTCTCGCCCTTGGTGTCGGGTCGCTGGGTCCATTCTATTTTGGTCATGATGGTTCCTTTCACGCCGCCGCAATCAGCCGGGCCATGCGGAGGCTGTTGCCGGTCAGTTCGGTTGCGTGGGGCTGGGTGATGCCAATGGCGCGGTTCATCGCGTTGGCGATGCGGGTGGCGTAAAACAGGGTGGCATAGGGGCCGATCAGGGCATCCATGCGGGTTGATCCCGGTTTGTGTTCGGCGCACCAGGCGATATGCACGGTTTCGGCTGGCTCACAGCCGCCAACGCTGCGCGCAGTTTCGACACAGAAGGCGATGCGCGACAGCGTGCAATCGCGGATCTGATGGGCCCTGAATATCTCGTGATCGAACAGCAGGTGATCGATCTTCTTCTGCAGTACGATGATATCTGACGCGATCAGAAGCGGGTTGAAGCCAGCGCCGCATTCGGCGATCTGTTTGCGCCAGCGGGTGGCGTTGTGGGTTATCAGCCTGCCGCGATACTCATCTGCAGGCTTTGCATCCACCATGGCAAAGAAATCGCGCAGCGCACGGGTATGCGCGTTGCGATCAGACACTTGATCCTGATGATTGCGCAGGCAATCAAGCTGATCGATCACGGCGGCCAGCCAGTCGGTTCTGGCAAGCTGTTCGCGGGCGGTTGCGCGGTCTTCATCGGATGCGCAACCCTGTTCATGGGCCGCCGCGTAGGCCAGAAAGTTCTGGCGCGCGACCTGATAGGCGGTTTCACTTGGTTTGAACATGGGGGTTCCTTTCAGGTCAGGCGGCTTTGGCGACCGGCAGGTCCAGCGCCTTGTTAAGGTCCTGGGTGATGGTCGCGGGGAGTTGAGCCTTGGCCGGTTCCGGCGGCAGGAAGGGTTCGACCTCTGGCCAGATTTCAAGCAGGCGTTTGGTGCTGCCAACGCTTTTCAAAACGGCTTCGGCCTTGGCTGCTGCCTGCGCTTTGCGTTCCTTCAAATCCTTGCGGGCGTTTTCCAGTGCGGTCCATTCAAGGGTAAAGGCGTGTTGCGCGTCGTACGCTGTGCTGCGCATGGTCGATCCGCTATAGCGGTCGATATAGAAGCAGCGCCGTTCGCTGGAAAATTTCAACGTGTCCCGGCACCCGGCGAAGTTGACAAAGGTGTCGCGCGTGACCGGCAATGCGCCGTCCGGCATGCTTTCCATCTGTTTGCGCGTCGCATTGCCGTAATAGTCACAATAGAGTTTGTCGGCGAGGGTCGTTTCCATCTGGTCGATGGCTTCCTGATCGGCAGTGAAGCGGTGCTTGATCAGGGCTTCAATGATGTCGTTACGGATTTCGTTTGAGAGTTTCATGGTTGGTTCCTTTTGCCTTATGGGCAAATGTCACTGAGCTCAAAATTGAGCCGAGTGATATGGGTGTGTCGAAGATCACCACCGGCGCAATTTTGAGCCGGTGCTCCCCTCAAAATTGAAGGGAGTGCGGGTCATTTGACCTCCGCAATGGCGGGTTTGATGATGGTGGCAAGGCGGGTCAGGCCCTTGGCCGTGATGCGTACCTGTTCGGTCACCTTTTCCGAACCGTCGCCGCGCCAGACCGTTGTCGTCTTGTGTTCCAGAAGGCCCTGCGCGGTTTTGGACTGATAGCCAAGCCATGTGGCGGAGCCGGGCCGCTTATAGGTCCAGCCATTCTGCGCCAGCCATGCAAACAGGTCCTTGGGCCGCATTTGCAGGACCTTGGCGGCGTTGGTGATGCACATGGTGCCATCGGCCTGCGCGATGCGGTCGAGTGCATCCAGCTTTGGTTTGGCTTCCTCGATCTGATGTTCGAGTGCGATGACCTTTTCGGAATAGGTCAGAAGCAGGCCGCGCAATGCGGTCGGATCATTAAGCTGCTGGTGGATGTCGGTCGGGCTGGTGGTGGTGCCTTCCATCCGTTCGCGAACAACGGTGTTGCACCACATATGGAATTCCGGCGACAGGTACTTGGCATAGGCCATGCCGACCTGCCAGTGGGCTGCCGTCGTTCCGGTTCTGCCCTTGCCGATCTCTAAAAGGTGGGAAATTTCCACATTTAAACTGTCAGCCAAGAACAAGCAGAATTTTTGCGCATCTGCCGAACGAAGCCATTCCGCCGGTTTACGGGATGGGTCGCTGTCCGCAGCGCGCCACATATCTGTCAGGTTCAGTTTGTCGTCATTAACCCGAATCGCCGCCCCGTTGTAAGACAGTGTGGTAGCGGAGTTGTCATTGAAGGCTTGAAGTTGTGCATTCATCGCAAAAGCGCCCTTTGCTGTATTGAACGGGCAAAGGGTGTCGTTAATATTCGTAATTGTCAACGATTAATTAGGATAAAATAACGAATAATAACGGCAGAAAACTGCGCTCAGTGTCGGAATATCCGATCTTGACTATCTGTTGAGCTAGTAAAAGGTCGGGGAATCCGACCTTTTACGCCGGATAGATGGCGACAATGCGGGCGACGTTGACGATGGCGTCGGCTGGTATTGTGATCTTTTTGCCTTCGTTGCTGTAAATCGTGCCGGTGAAACCGTGTTCGTGGCTGTTTTCAAGGCACCGCATCAGGTGTATTTCGCCGTCGGTGTCATGGATGGCTGCATCGTCGCCCGGTGCTACGGGGTCATCGGGCGAACATAAAACGGTTTCGCGCATTCTCAGTCGGGGCATGTTAAGTGTGTTGGCGACCCTTACGGCATAGACATTGCCGGACAGTGTCATGTTCTGCGGTGCCTCGACATAGGCAATCGGAAAGATTGTGGCGATCACCCGCCCGTTTTGCGCCCTGCCGACCACGGGAACCGCACCGCCAAACATTGGCGGTTCTGCCGATGGTACGCCCGATGATGCGGCAATGCTTGCGGGCGGCGGCGACGAAAATCGTTGCGCGGTTTCCCCGAAAATATCAGACAGTTTGGCGTGCTGCGTCTGCGCGATTTTGAGTTTGTTTTCCATGCGCAGGTCACGGGTTTTGCCGTTCTTGTAATGTCGCAATGCCGATTCATTAATGCCCGCGCGTTTGGCTACCGCCAGTGTGCTTTGCCCGGTTCTTTCCAGCCATCTGTTGAAGCTTTGGCGCTGGTCTTCAATCGGATCTGTCATTTTCTCCTGCTCCAAATGTCCTGCTGTTTCTTGGTTTTCGGCATTGTGCGCGCAACAGGTTCGCATTGTTATCGGCAAATAGTACGAATTATCGTTGACAATAGTTATAAATGCCGAATATGTTGGGTTCATCATCAGAAGAAAAGGCAGTGAACAATGTCGATTGATGCAAATCTGAACCGTATCCGGGCATGGCGGCATCACAAGGGCTTTGCGATTTATCGACTGGCCACGATGGCTGGTGTCAATGAGGCCGCAATTCGCAAGATTGACAGCCCGGAATGGAACCCGACCGCCAATACAATTCGCAAATTTGAGGCCGTTATCCCCGCCGATTTCATGATGGCGGCGAATGATACCGGTGCCCCGTCGGCCGCCAAGGCCGACCGGGGTGACGATCAGACCAAGGCGGCCTAGCGGGCTACCGACAGCATTTAAGTTCTCATACAACGGGAAATTGTTTTATGGCGAATACACCCCCAATTGCCCATGAAGCGGTACAGTCGGTTTTTACCGGCGCGTTCCGCCGCCATGTCGGCACCTATGATGCGGAAAACAAGGCGATCACGCTTAAGGCTTTGTCAAAGGGTGGTGTGATCAAGCCCCGGACGCTTGAATGTTATCGCGATGGTGAAAGCCTGCCGGGCATGGTCAATTTCCTGACGATTGCAAATTTTCTGCCCGCCACGTTTTCCAATGAAATCCTTGCGCTGGCCGGGCTTGGCAAGGCGGAAAAGCTTTCGCCCGGTGCTGTCACCATTCATCAGGCGATGGCGCATGCCGCGGAGGTTCTTGCACAACATTCGCAGCATATGGCCGATGGCATCCTTGACCATCGCGAGGCCAAACAGGACCTTGAGGCGATGATCCACTTGCTGGAAACCCTGCAGAATGCCGTCGCGGTCATCAGCAATGTTCACGCATTCCCTGCGTCGCGATCCAAGCGGGCCGGGGGTGCGGCATGAGCAACGGGAACTTTACCAAGGCACCCGTCCAGGTAGGCGCATGCCTGACCAAAGTAATTACAAATTTCCGTGACTCATCCGGTCACAAATCAAACGATAACTATGTCGGCGGCGGGCATCCAAAGATCATTTGCAAGATATCAAAGCAGGCATGGATGCCGGCGCTTGAAGCAACTGAAAATCTGTATCTGATCGCAGAAGCCTTCAATGTCGCCAATGAAACCGGTCTTACGCCAAGTCAGCTACGCGCACAGCGGGATGAATTGCTGGATGCGTTTAAAGCAATCGGTGCTGCCGATGAAGCAGATTTGATCGGCGCCAGTGACCCGGCAATCCGAGGGCTGCTCTATGCGGCGATAAGGGTGGCACGTGCCGCCATCGCCAAAGCGGAGGACCGGTCATGAGCCAGCGCGTCAAAACCGATCCGCAGACAGAACTGGTCGATGCCGCGCGGGCTTTCCTTCTGGATGTATATGGCAAGGCCCCGAAAGAGGCGATGTGCGGCATGACGCCGGACGGGCTGTTTCAGGCGCTTTACAGCATGTCGCCGTCGGCGGCGGCCCGCAATGCCAAGGCCAACCCGGATGGCGCGCCCAGCATTCGACTGGTGCAGGCCATCAAGCGGGCGGAAAGGGCAAAGCCATGACCGCCATCAAGAAACCCGTCCTTCCCCTGGCGCATGTGCCGCATGTGCCGGTTCCGGCCAATGATGCGCTGCCGCGCGCGACCAAGGCGTTGCCGGGGATATCGCAACAGATCGGTTTTGGCGGCCGTCGGCGTGACCTGCCGGTGGTGGTGGAGGCCAAGCGGCCGCAGCGCATCAATGTCATGGATTGCGCCGAAAAGGCGTTTTTCCCGTGGCTGGTGTGGTCGATCTATTGTTCCTATGACCAGGACGATGCGGATAATCGCGCGGTGATCGATGCGATGAAGCGCGATCTTGATCTTTGGGCCGATCTGATGCTGCCCGGTCAGTGGTCGGACTTCAAGCGCGAAGCCAACAATGCGGTCATGGCCGCCCTTGAACCGATGTTCGACAGGAATGCGGGCGGCTGGCAATCGATCAAGGTTCTGATGGTGTTTCTGCTGCTGGTCAAATGGGTCGATACCCATGCCGACCAGCCGATGTTCACCACGGATATCGCCCGCGTTCTGGCCGATATCGCCGCCCATCTTGACCGGTTGCATGGCGATGAATGCGATGCGGTCGAGCCATCGGCCCACAAGATGCTGGGCAAGGTGATCGCGCGGGTCAAGCAATGCGGCCTGTTTCAGTGGCTGCCGGATTATCGGGGGATTGAGGCATGACATCCCTTGGTGCGGCGATGGTTGGTGGACGGACGGGGATCACGGGCGACCGGTTGCGCCAGCAGGATGATTTCTATCCGACGCCGCCCGAAGTATTCGAGGCGCTGTTTCGCCGGATGCCGCACCTTAAGGGCAAACGCATCTGGGACCCGGAATGCGGTGATGGCGTTCCGGCGCGGGTGATGGAAAGCCATGGCTGCAAGGTGATCGGGACGGATCTGATTGATCGGGGTTATGGCACGGGAGGGGTCAATTTCCTGTCGGTCATGCGGCCGCGCGGATCGATCATCATCACCAATCCGGCCTATGACGCGAACCATCCCGCGCAGTTCATCGAACATGCGATGCGCATGCATGTCGGGGAAATGTGGCTTTTGCTGAAATCGACATACTGGCACGCGGAAAACCGGCAGGGGCTGTATCGCCGTCATCGCCCGAAATGGAAGCTTGAACTGACCTGGCGGCCCGATTTCCTTGGGCTGGGGCGCCCGACGATGGAATGCGCGTGGTTCGGCTGGGATCGGGACTGGACGCGTGCGGAAACCCTGCATGACCTGCTGGCGAAACCTTCGATGGATAATCTTGATCTGTTCATGCCTGAACCCGGTTCGCGGGTGGTGAATTACCGCAACGATAATCAGGCGGAAACAACACTTTTGTAAGGCCCCGGCGGGTGGGGCGTTGGTGGCTGGGCAAGTGCCATCAACAGGACCCGACAGGGATCAGACGGGCCGTACCCTGATGCAGAAATAACCCCGTCATCCGGTGGAGGGCAACTCCTGCAAGCCTCCCCGCACTCGCGACCGGACCCAACCCCGTTACCCCGCTTGAAGGCAGGGTCGGGGTTTTGGGGTGAAAGCCCGTAGGCCACGATAGCGCCAGTGAGGCGGGCATTATTTTGAAAGCACAAGCACCACAGACAAAGGAGGTTTAGATGCGTCGCTAGTATGAAGCCGCCGAGTAAGGGCGGGATAACGAGCAAAGCCAAAAGCCCCTTACCCGGTTCCGGGTGGGGCTTGCGGCAATAGAAGGCCGGGCGGTCTGTTTCCTCAAACCTTGTTATCCGCTTGGTGTGCTGTCCGGTCTTCGATCCATTTCTGTTCATGCGAGGGTGACGACATGACAAATCCCGTGACCGATATCGAATCAGCCGCCGCGCGCGGATCCGCGCCGCGCCCTGTGACCTGCCCGCTTGACCTGATCGGGCTGTTGCGGATTGCGGCAAGCAGGCATTCCGCCCAGCCGCCGCACGAAAAGGCATTGAATGTGCTGCGCACCGCAATCGACCGGCGGGCGGAATATCTCAATGACCGTCATGCCTGCCGGGTTTCCGGCGCGGTGATATCCGTGCCCGCGATGGTTGATCTTGCCAATGCGGTGCTGGAAAAGGCGGAGTTGCATGATTTGCGGCTGCCCTATCCCGGTGCCAAATTCTCGCTGGCGGAACATTGCCAGGCGGCAAATGACAACCGCCGCACCCGCTCATCGTTTGATACGGTCGGGGGTGTGTGATGGGGCGGGCAGAAACATTCGCCGAAATCATGGCGGTCACACTTGGCGAGGTCGCCAACGAAAACCGCCGGCCCGCCGATATCGTCAATGCCATCGTCTATGACCTGTCGGTTGCGGGCTTCGCGGTGCGCCGGACTTTTGATCGCGTCGATTATCACAGGGACATCATCGTTCTGTATGAACCGGGCCAGACCGGCGTTTCGGGTGCCAGCCATCATGATGCGATGATGGTGCTGGAAGCGGGCAGCGCGGTTGATCTGCGCGGTGAACATGGCTGGCTGGTGGTGTGGTCGGAGCAGGGGCGCAAGCGTTCCGCCTGGTTCGATGCCGAGGGCAAAAGCCCGATCCTGACCGATTACCGTGTGGCCAACCCGCGCACGCCGGTCGCCGGTGCGGTCGCGGAACTGAAACGCGAGGTGGCGTGATGGAGCCCGAAAAATGGACTGACCGCATCAGCGCCAAGGCCAATCAGATCAAGTGGTGCGTCCATGTGATCGGCCCTGATGATGTGATGGCGATGCCGTCATATGAGGCGGCGGTTGAAATGGCGCAACGCTGCAATCGCGATATCGTCGCGCATGATTTCGAACGGCTGATCGATATCATCTGCTTTGCGGTTGCTGCCCCGTATCACGGGGATGATCACGCCGCCGCCCTTGACAACGAACTGGCCAAGCAATGGCTTGCCGAACAGGAAGGATTAAAATCATGAGCAATCAAGCACTTGAAGAAATCGCCGCAGAACGCCAGCGCCAGATCAGTGGCGAAGGGTGGACGCCTGAGCATGATGATACCCATAAAATGGGTGAATTGGCGCGGGCTGCTTCTGTTTACGCGTTCTGTGCCGCCGATGCGGTTAGTCCCGAAGTGGCGCGTTCACAGGGCGCCAGTTTCCTTCCGCCTTTCGACTGGCCATGGTCACCGGAATGGTTCAAACCCACCAACCGCCGCCGCGATCTTGTCAAGGCTGGTGCGCTGATCGTGGCAGAGATCGAGCGGCTGGACCGTCTGGCGGCCAAGGCAGGGGACGGGGCAAATGAAATATGATCATGCCCGCTTTGCCCGCCGCCGTTGGCGCGCCCGGTTTGAGCGCCTTGGCAATATCGCTGTGGTGCTGTCGGTTCTGTTCCTTCTGGCTGTTACGTTCGGGTGGGTCCAATGAAACGCGCATTTTCCCTTCTGGCGCTGGCGGGGCTGTGGTGCGTGATTGCGGTCTGTGCGCCGCTGTCGCGCCCGATTGACGAGGATGGCTGCGATGCCGATCCCCGTTAAGACCACCAATCCCTATCACTGTGCGCAGCATGACATGACGCGGGTCATGCATGTTTCCACGCAGGGCTATAGCGTTCTGTGCTGCCCGCTTTGCGCGATTGATCCGGCGGAATTCAGGCCGGGCGAAACCGCCTGCACCATGCCGGATCTGCGCGCCTGGCTTGGTAAACTCAATGAAGCCCATGACCGGGCGGTGAGGGTGTGATGGCTTGGAAATTTCCCTTGGCTTGGAAGCGCAAACTTGATGCCGGTGATGCTGCCCTGCATCGCTCCCTTGAGCGGTTCGTATCACCGGGAACACCCGTGACCGCGTTTCAGCATGAACTGCTTGATATCCTCAAGGAAGAGTGCGCCGAGGTGGCGGGGCGCGCCAGCAAGGCCACCCGTTTCGGCCTGGACGAAACCCAGCCGGGGCAACCGGACGATAATGCTGCCCGGTTGGGCGAAGAAATCGGCGATGTGCTGGTCATGATTGAACTGGTAAAGCGGCACTGCGGCGTAACGGATGCAAGCATACAGGTCGGTCTTGAGCGCAAGCCGCGCCAGCTTCGCAAATATATGCAGCATATCCCAGAAGGGTTGGAACTATGATGTCCAGATATCCGATAGCCTATAGTCCGCGTGTGTTGCATCTGCCCGGTGATTTTGGCGGGTGCATCCTGATGCCCGCCATTTTCGGGCCGGTGCTGGATTTCTCTGCCCGTCCTGATTTCGCACATGTCGCGACGGTGACGGTCCGGTCAACAGGTGTTCGTATCCTGTTGCTGCGCAGGGTTGGGGGTTGGTGACAGGCGTTTCAGTTGTTCGTGTGACGCGAACAACTGGCAAAGAAAATGCCCCGGCTATGCGGGCCGGGGCGGGTATTGCAACAGTGAAAGGAACTTTCGCAATGAGTGCCAATTTTAACGCAATTAACGATAATCTGTCCAGCCAAACCGTCGTGACGCTGGATTTCCACGGGTCGAAAATCGCCACATTCGAAGCCGATGGCAAGCCGCATGTTGCTCTGCGCAGTGTGTGCGATGCTATCGGCCTGTCGTGGGCTGGTCAGCGCGAAAAGGTTCTGCGTGATCCTGTTCTGTCATCAACCGTACGTGTGACACGTACGGTTGCCGAGGATGGCCGATTGCGTGAAATGTCGGCGCTGCCGCTTGATATGCTGCAAGGCTGGCTGTTCAAGATCGATGCCTCGCGGGTCCGGGCAAGCCTTCGCCCGCGCGTCATCATGTTTCAGCGGGAATGCTATCACGCGCTGTCTGCCTACTGGTCGCGGGGTGTCGCGGTGCAACCTGCGATTCTGCGCGATGATCTTGACGGTCTGGTAACCGGCCTTTCACCGGATGTCGAGCGGGTGATTGGCGGCATCATCAAAAAGGTCATCATCAAGGCGCTGGATGACCGGCTTGATGGCATGATCGAAGATCGTCTTGCCCGTGATCCGCGCATGGGGGCGGTTACGGCCATTCCGGCCTTGCTGGTTGCCATCGAGCGCGGCGTTGCCAAGCGCCCGCGCGGTTTCATTCAGGCGGTCAGCAATGCGCTGACCCGCTATTGCGAAAGCAGCCCGCATTTCACCATCCACCGTGACGTCTATGGCCGCAAGCTGTTCCCGCGCGAGGCAATTAACGAATGGATCGCCAAAGGCGGCTGGGGCCCGATGAAAGACCGTCTTGACCGGAAATGTGGCGGTCAGAGCGTTCTGCGCCTTGTTGGGAAGGGTCCTAAATGATGGCCGGTTCGCGTCTGGATGGCTGCCCGCACCCCCGTTTTGGGGGTGCGGGCGCGGCCTACGTAGTTGCCCGTAAGCCCAATTTGGGCGTGACGGCGGCGCAAGGGGGGTTCTGCGGGTTTCGAGCCGGTCAGATTGACCGTCCGGGGGCGGGGCGCGGTGCGTTTAACTGCGTTCGTAGTTGCCCGGACCGTCAATCTGACGGTGTGCTGTCGCTATGTACTCAAATTGATGACATGAGCACGTCAATATTGACTATCGCGGACAGGGGGCGTAAGGTAACGCCCATCAACGGGAAAAATCCGTTGTGGGGGCCTTCAAACTCCCTGTTCAAGACGGTTAGCCGTCACGTCAGTTACGGCTATTTTTGTGCCTGGATTCCGGGTGCGATCCTCCGCTTACGGCGGGAGGGCGGTGAATACAAGACCCTTCGGGGGAATAAACCCGCCTGCCTCTTGACAGGTTTGAAGCCTCCCGCCACCAGCGCGGTCCTTCAAAGCTTCGTTGGTGGTCTGTTTAACAGCCATCAAGAGGGCTTTGACATGACCAAGCATGATTCCGCGCGCGATCTGCCCGCGACACTGACTTTCCAGAATACCGAACTTTCGATTATCGACCGTGACGGGGTGCCGTGGCTGACCAGCGCGGATCTTGCGCGGGCTTTAGGTTTTGCGGATCCGCGCAAGCTGTCGAACATGTTCAATCGACACAAGGACGAATTTACCGATGATATGGCCCATGTCCTCAAATTGAGGACGGGGCGGCAGGCGGCTCCCGCCAGCGTCCGGATATTCAGTCCGCGCGGCGCGCAATTGATCGCCATGCTGGCCAAGACGCCACGGGCGAAGGATTTCCGGCGCTGGGTTCTCGATGTGCTGGAAGGGCTGGCACCCGCGCCCGGTAACATGGCCGATGATGCGGATCTGCGCCGCAAGATCGTGGCGGAGGTCACGCAGCAGGTTATGGCATCGATCACGCCGCATCTGCCGGTGGCTCCTGCGCCGCAGCCCGCCCTGCCATTGGCGCGGGGTGATCTGCCGCGCCTGACCGAGGGGCAGGCCCTGTTTATGATCGAGGGGCGGCAGGTGATTGTCGATACCCGCGATGCGGAGCCAGAGCGCGGCGAGCGTGCGGTTGTGATCCGGGTCGAGGATGGCGCAGGCCCGATTGTGGTCACCATCCTGGGCGATCCGCCGATCAAAACATGGTTCGACCGCTGCAAGATTTATGATTCCGGCGTCAAATGGCTGATCCCCGTCGGGGTCGTCATCGGGCGCGTTGTTTGGGAGGGTGATTATCGTGGTTGATACTGCCAAAAAATCAGAGTGCTGGGTATGTGATGGTGCGCCGCCAGCGATCTTTCGTGGCAAATGCGAAAAGCACGATGTCTGTGACCAATGCGGAACGCCGCGCGCGCAGCTTGCGGAAATCCCATGGGGAACGCATGGCGGGTTCCTTTGCCAGCCGTGCGACCGGAAAAACAAGGCGGAACTTATTGCCGGTTATGACAGCGATGACCACGACGATAGCGAGTGGCGCGATTGTCTGAAATGCCCGAATTGCGGCAAAGAAAGCCACCCGGAAATGGAAGATTATCGGGGTGAGGGCGAGGAATACGAAACCAATTGCCCGCATTGCGATCTGCCGATGAAGGTCGTTACGACCTATACGGTTGAATGGTCAACAGCCAAGGCTGTGAAAGGGGGTGCGTGATGCAATCCAACGAGGAACTGGCCCGTTACATTGCGGATGCGACCGGATATCTCAAGGGGTCGTTTCGATATACCAAGGTATTCCTACGCGCCTGCCGGGTGCTTGACGTGCTGAATGTCGGGCGGGAAATGGATAGTGCGCCCACGGATGGCACGACGATCCTGTTGCAAACGTCGGATTTCGGCTGGGTCGAAGGATTCTGGAATGTCCATGTCGCCAATTTCTACAAGTCGCAAGCCTGTTGTGCCTGCTATGACCCGGACAACGCGCAGGGAGACTGGTGTGCGGTGATGCCGCTTAATCGCGAGGGTGGCGACCAGCGGCTTTATTGTGGTTTCACGCCGCAACGCTGGTTGCCATGCGCTGAAAAGTGGATCGATCCGGATTGGGCGTGGTCCGGGGATGGTGATTGATGGCTGAAACCCTCAAACACACCCTTGCGGACATGGCTGATGCCATCAAGGCGCGGTATCGGCCGTCCGAGGTGGTGGAGCCGTTTGTAAAGCTGAAACGTCATGGGGTGGAGCGGGTCGGATTGTGCCCGTTCCACACCGAAAAATCGGGCAGCTTTACGGTCAATGACCGCAAGGGGATTATCCATTGTTTCGGGTGTGGCTGGTCGGGTGATCTGATCGGGTTTTATGCCGAAATCCGCAATATCAAGCCGGTCGAGGCGATCCGGATTCTGGCGGCCGACGCCGGGATCGATGACCCTGTGGCACGCGAAAGGCTCGCACGGCAATCGCGCGAACAGGCGGAACGTCGCGAACGGGAACAGGCCAAGGCCAAGCAAAGCGATGCGGTGAAATTGCGCAATATCTTTGCCGCCCGCACCCCGATGGTGGGCAGTGCCGTCGAAACCTACCTGCGGTCGCGCAAATGCTGGCCGGGGGTGGAAATCCCGACAATCGGGTGCCTGAATGATTATCCTTACTGGCATGACGGCAAGATCATCGGGCGGTTTCCGGTGATGGTGGCGGTGATGCTGATGCCGGATCGCAGTTTTGCCGGGCTGCATATGACATATTTGCGGGCCGATGGCGGCGGCAAGGCGGAGGTCATCTGCCCGGATACGGGCGAGGTGTTGCCGTCCAAAAAGGTGCGCACCGCGATCCCGCTTATCAGCGGGTGCGGCATTTACCTGACGCCATTGCGGGCGCATATAGGGGTGGCGGAGGGTATTGAAAATGCCCTGACATGGATGATCCGGCGGCCCGAATGGGGCTTTGTTGCGGCATACAGCCTTGACAACCTGGCGGGGCATGGGCTGGGCGAGGGGAAGCCGCGGCGTGACGTGCCAAAGCGGCGTTATCCATCCAAGGAACCGGCGATGTCCCAGCCCGGATATCGCCCGCCATGGGGTGATGAAATGCTGGCTTGGCGGGACGCGGAGCCGGTGCGCGACATATCGGTTCTGGCCGATAATGACAGCAAGGATCCGGTTGCCGCCCGGTGCCTGTTCGAGCGCGCACGGCGCAAATTTTCAAATATCGGATACCGGTCGCGGGTAATTTTCCCGCCTGCCGGAAAAGACTGGAATGACGTGATCAGGGGTGGAATGCATGAAAAAGAAGCTTGATGCCGCGAACGAAAATGACGCATTTGACCCGATTGACGATACCGATGCCGATACGCCGTTTATCGACCCGGATACGGATAATGCATCGATGCTGGCCGATGCCGGGCCGTGCCCGGTGCAGTGCCTGGGGCATAATGACGGGCGGTTTTATTTTGTCACGCCATCCGGGCAATTGCGCGATCTGGTGGCGAAAAGCCTTGGCAACCGGCAGGAAATCACCGCCCTGATGGAACAAAAGGCCAAATGGGCCGGGCGTGCCTTTCCGAAATTCAACAGGGACAAGGAATATGTCGGCCCGGATTATCCGCGTACGGGTGAATGGCTGATCATGGAATGCGCCAAAAAGGGGATTTTCAGCCCTGACAAGGTGCGCGGGCTTGGCGTCTGGAAGGATGTGCGTGGCGGGTTGATTGTCCATTGCGGCGACAAGCTGATGCTGTCCAGCGGGGCGAAATCGATTGACGCGGGTGCCGCCCTTGACGATGGCTGGGTCTATCCTGCGCAGCCTCCCTTGCCCGCGCAGTTGCGCCCGGCGATGTTCGAACCGGCCAATACCGCCCAGATGAAGATGGTCTATGACCATATCAAAAGCTGGAACTTCCTGGAGCCTTCGGGGGCGCAAATCTGCCTTGGCATCATGGGCCTGATCTGTGTTTGCGGGGCGCTGGATCGTCGTCCGACGCTGTGGCTTACGGGTGATGCGGGCATGGGCAAGACGGAGTTGTTGAAGCTTCTGACGCAGCCGATTGGCGGGCTTGATTACACATTGCGGTCATCGGATGCATCGGCAGCGTGGGCGCGCGCCGCACTCAAGGGCGCGGCAAGGCCGATCTTCCTTGATGAAATGGAGCCGGGGCCACGCGCAGCGGCGGCAATGGAACTGGCAAGGCTTGGCTTTTCATCCGATCAGGCAGGCGTTGGCCGTGCCAGTGCCGATCAGAAAGCGATATTGCAGCGGATCACCGCGCAGTTTGTCTTCGGATCGATCCTGCATCCCGAACCCAAACCGCAGGATCAGACCCGCATTCACTTTGTCGAAATGACCCGCCTGACGCCAAATGCGCAGCAGATCGCGGAATTCGAGGCGCGGGAAGCCGCCATTCGTGACCTTGGCCCGCGCATCTGGTCACGCATGATTTTGGGCTATTCCCGGTTTCTGTCGAACATGCTGGTCTATCGCGGGGTTCTGGGTGCGTCGTCCTATTCCCGGCGCATGACGGACAAGTTTGCGCCGGTTCTGGCGGCGGTCGAGACGCTTTTGCATGATGAAGTGATCGACCCGGCGGTTGCCGCCGATCAGCTTTCGGAATGGGGGCTTGATACGCCGGAGGTCAATGACAGCGAATCAGATGAATGCCTGAACCATCTGATGTCCTGTCAGGTGGATACCTGGCGCGGCGGGGATCGCCCGACGGTTGGCCAGATGATCGATGAAATCCTTGCGGGCATGAATGGTGCGATGCATGAATACGAGGATGGCAAGCGCATGGCGGAAAAGATACTGCCGGCCTATGGCCTGCGGCTTGCCAAGGATAACGATCATGCGCCGGGTGAGTTCAGGTGGCTTCTGGTGGCGAACAAGCACACCGCACTTGCCAAGCTGTTTCGTGATACGCGCTGGCAGGGCGGGGTGCATCGGCAGGCGCTGGCGCGCATTCCCGGTGCTGTCAACGGGGATCGGGTTGGTCGCTTTGCGGGGGCGATCACGCGGTTTGTCAAAATCCCGCTGGACATTCTCAAGGGGGTCAGTCAAGGTGGTGATCCGTGACCAAACACCACCACCCCGCACCCCGATAATAAAGCGGTGCTTCGCAGTTGTTCATGCTGTGGCAGGGTCTGAATGGTGGAATGTAACGCTGTACCGGATTGGTGTTACATTTTTTGTTACGGATAACCCCTTGAAAAACAAGACTTGTAACAATGTAACGCATGTAACACCGTTATAAGCCTCCATGTGTGCGCGCCTGCGCATACGTATATAATCACTGTTACACCTGTTACATTGTTACAAGATATATATATCAATAACTTAGGCGTAACAAAAAATGTAACGCCTAAAATCGGAGCGTTACACATGGCAAAACAGGATGAAGCGGTCGGCAAAAAACTTACCCCGGAATCGGTATTGAGCGGAGTAACTCCGCGCTTTGTCGAAGATGGGCAGGCATGGTTAGACACGTCAACGTCGCCTGGCACATTGAAAAGATGGTCTGACAGGTATGGGAAATGGGTGGAGGCAGAGAAATGGCAAAGCGCGATGTAATGGATGTCTGGTCGGCCCTGCAATGGGTGGTGCGCGACCAGAAGGCGGACAAGGCTTTTGCCGCCAATGACGAAACGCGGATGCTGTCGCCCGGTGGTTCGGTCACGGGTGCGATGGCCCGGATCGGTGAGTTGCGTGCGCGGATCGATGGCGGCGGGATTATTCGCGGGGCGGATCTTGATGCGGATGCCGAACTGATCTGGATGAATGTGCTGATGCTTGATCATGAATGGCGGGACGGTGCGCTTGCCGGGATGATCGGCAATGATCTTCCGGGGCGGATGGCGGGCTATATGGCGGCCTGCCGGGTCGAGCCGGTGCGCGATATGGTCAATGCTGCGCGGTCAGGCGATATGCCGTTCTGGTATCCGGGTGGTGTGCGCGTTCATTCGGCAGCGACGCGGCGTGAGGTCGAGGAATCGCGGCTGGAATATATCATGATCTGGGATATGCTCGACCTGCTTGCCACGAGGTTGGGGCAAAGCACAAGGCTGGGCATTGTCATTGAATTGCCCGCAATTGCGCGGCTTCCGTGGAACAGTCGAAAAAAGATGTTTGACAAATGCGGCTGATGCTGTATTGACTTTTCAGACCGCCATAGAAGCGCCCGCCGGAGAAATCCAGCGGGCGTTTTGTTTGGTGGTGAAGTCTCCCTGTGCTTCCGGTTGATGATGACCAATGCACATTGGATGTTTTCTCCCTGAATGTCTCAGACTTGGCGGCGGTGATCCTTCGGGACGCCGCCGCAGTCTTTTGCGAGGTGTCCATGCCTGCACTACCGACCAAGCCCTGTGCCTTGGCCCGGTGTGGTCGGCTGGCGCAACCGGGGGAGCGATACTGCGCCGCGCATAAGCAGGAACATCGCAAGCGCGATGATCAGCGGCGCGGGTCATCCAATGATCGGGGATACACTTCGAAATGGCGCAAGGCGCGTGAAGCATTCCTGAAAGAACATCCACTGTGCTGTCGCTGCGAGGCGGATGGCATGGTGACGGCGGCATCGGTCGTTGACCATATCGTGCCGCACAAGGGTGATCAGAAGCTGTTCTGGCGGCGGTCGAACTGGCAGCCGCTTTGCAAGCATCACCATGATGTCAAGACGGCGACCGAGGATGGCGCTTTCGGGCGCAGCGTCGCCCAGGGTGGGGGAGGGTCAAATCCCTAGCCCCCAACCACCCACGACCGACTGGGTGGTCACGTGTTTGTGCGTGGGAAATTGAAAAGGAAAAACCCATCAGGAAAAGCCCTTGGTCATGAAGCCGGGCAGCCTTGGGAACAGGGTGATTTCCGTCGATGAGGTGATGACATGGCGCGCGGACGAAAGCCGGATATCAAAGATAACGTTATACCGCTGACCGTTGATGGTCGCAGTCGCGATCCAGAAGCGCGCAAGCGCGAATCTGCTGAACAGGCGGCGGCGTTGAAGCCGTCTGGCATGCCGAAAGATGTGGCGCGTTTCTGGGATGATGTGGCACCCGCGCTAGCGGAAAGGAACCGCCTTGACCCGCTGTTCGTGTGGTCGCTGGTCGAGTTGTGCCATTGCCTGGCGAAGATGGCGGAATATCGAGACGCCTTCCGGGCGCTTGGGGAGACCTATGAGGTATTCGGGCGCAACGGAAAACAGATGAAATCACGGCCGGAGGTCGCGCAGTTCAACGAAACCCGGCGCACCGCACTGCGTCTTTTTGCCGAATTCGGCATGACGCCGAGTGCCGCGCGGGCGTTGAACAGTGCCGTAGGGCAGGGTGATTTGTTCGATGACTTCGACGACTTCGCAAGCAACCGGGTCACGTAAACGCAAAGCCCGCAAGGTTACCCGTGCCGTGCTGGCAAAGAAGGTGCCCGAAGCGGTGCTTGGCCATGTCAGCACGATCTATGCGCTGGATGTTGTCGAGGGGAAGATACCGGCCTGCAAGCTGCGGATTGCCGCCTGTCAGCGCCAGTTGAACGATCTGGTTTATGGCCCCGCAAGGGGCCTTTATTTTTCGATCCCGCGTGCCGATCATGCGATCCGGTTTTTCGGGTATCTGCGGCATTCCACGGGCAAATGGGGCGGTCAGGTCTTTGAACTGGCGAACTGGCAGGCATTCTGCACGGCTGTCATGTTTGGCTGGCTGTGGGAAGCCACGCAAAAGCGCCGGTTTCGCATGGCCTATATCGAGGTGCCGCGAAAAAACGGCAAGTCGACGTTCCTGTCGCCGATCGGGCTTTACATGATGGTCGCCGATGGTGAGCCGGGCGCGCAGGTCTATGCCGCCGCCACCAAGGCCGACCAGGCAAAGATAGTTTTTGACGAAGCCGCCAAAATGGCGCGCACCAGCCCGGTTTTGCGCAAGCGCATCCGGGAACGTGCGCATCACATGGAGCATCCGAAATCATTTTCGGTGTTCAAGTATATTTCGGCGGACGGCAAGCGTCTGGATGGTCTGAACAGCCATTGCAACATCATTGATGAGGTCCATGCGCATCCCAACCGGTTGCTGATTGACGTTCTGCGTACAGGGACAGGTGCCCGCGAACAGCCATTGACGGTGGAAATCACCACGGCTGGTGCGGATCCGCATTCGATCTGCCGCGAACATCATGATTACACGGTCAATGTCCTGAAAGGGCTGTTCGAAAACGATGGCTGGTTCGGGTTTATCTGTTCGATCGATCCCGGCGATGACCCGTTTGACGAAATAAGCTGGAAAAAAGCCAACCCGAATTACGGAATTTCGGTGTTCGCCGATGGCCTTAAAGCCGAATTCAAGGAGGCGGAAGATAACCCGTCTGCCTTGGCGTCGAAGATGCGGCTTTATCTGAATGTCTGGAGCCAGACGTCGGAAATCTGGCTCGATATCGAGAAATGGCGCGCCTGCGAAACTGTATATGATCGCGCATCCATGCGGGGGCGTCGGTGCTATATCGGGCTTGATTTCGGCGCGGTTAGCGACATTACGGCCCTTGTTCTGGTGTTTCCGCCTGTTGATCCCGGTGAACCGGTCAAGATCATGCCGTTTTTCTGGGTGCCGTTCGGCACGATTGAGAAACGCCGGGTAGATCAGGCGGTGCCATACGATGTCTGGCTGCGCGACGGTTTGATTTTTCAGACCGAGGGCACGGCAACAAACTATGACGCCATAGAGCATTTCATTATCGGGGATGACGCCGGCAATACCGGCCTGATCAACGAATTCGAGGTGATGGAAGTAGATTATGACCGGTATTTCGCCGGTCAGTTGATCCAGCATCTTGAGGAACGTGACGTGCTGTGTGTTGCCTGCGGGCAGGGTTTCGTCAGCATGGCGGCACCGTGCCGCGAGTTGGAACGGCTGGTACTTGAGGGTTCTATTGCGCATGACGGCAATCCTGTCATGGACTGGATGATCGCCAATACCGCCGTCAAGATGGATGACAGCGGCAATATGCGCCCGATCAAGCCGGATACCCGCAAGGACATGCGCAAGATCGATGGCGTGGTCGCGATGCTGATGGCGCTGGGCCGGATGATTTCGGCAGAAGAAGACAGCAACGTTATTTCATATGAGCCGGGCAGCATGTTCGGTTGACGGGGGCAGCCGATGGGCCTGTTTAGTAAGCTTGGACAACTGACCGGGCTTGGCGGTCGTCCCCGCAATGAAAACCGCATCACCGACCCGATGGAGCTTGAAAAAGCCATTCGGGAACTGGTCGGCGATTCCCGTTCGTCATCCGGTGTGGTGGTCAATAACACCACGGCGGCGCGACTCGCTGCTGTCGGTTCGTGTGTGCGTGTTCTTCAGGATGATATCGCGGCGTTACCGCTTGTTCTGTATCGGAAAACGGGGGATCGCCGCGAACCTGCAAAGGATGATCCGCTTTACAGCCTGTTGAAGGTGCGCGCGAACGAATGGCAGACCGCGTTCGAGTTCAAGCAGTTCCAGCAGCGTGCGAAGCTGCTTCGCGGCAATGGTTATGCTCTTATTGTCCGTGGATTTGGCAACCGGATACAGGAACTTATTCCCCTGCATCCGGATCGTGTGGTGCCAAAGCAGGATGATCGCACCCTTGCGATCACCTACGAATATACCCGCAAGGACGGACGGCGCGTTGTCCTTGAGCAAAAAGAGGTGTTTCACCTGCGCGGGCCGTCGGATGATGGTGTTACCGGGCTTAATACGGTGGCGCATTACCGGGAAACCATCGGCGATGGGCTTGCGCTCCGCGAACATGGCAGCCGGTTCTTTGCTAATGGGGCGCGGCCAAGCGGAACTCTGGAAGCTGAGGCCAAAATCGGGCCAGAAGACAAAAGAGCGATGCGATCCGACTTTGAAACGCTTTATAGCGGCGTCGAAAATACCGGGCGCATTGCGGTTCTGGATCAGGGGGTGAAATACAACCCCATGAGCCTGACTATGGAAGATGCGCAGTATCTTGATAGCCGTAAATTCAACCGCACCGAAATTTGCGGCATTTTTGGCGTTCCGCCGCACAAGATCGGCGATCTGGACCGGGCAACATTCAGCAATATCGAACACCAATCGCTGGAATATGTGAATTCCAGTCTGATGCCGCACCTGGTGGCGTGGGAACAGGCCGCACAGCGCGATCTTATGGGCGATCCTGACCTTTACTGCAAGTTCAACACCAATGCATTGCTGCGTGGTGATTTCAAGTCACGGCAGGAAGGTCTGGCAATTCAGCGCCGCAACGGCGTGATCAACCCGAACGAGTGGCGCGGATTGGAAGAAATGAACAACCGCGATGATGCGGGTGGTGACGGTTACATTATCGAAAGCAACATGCAGCCTGATGATGGCACGTTCAAAGGCATGAACCGTAAGGCGGAGGCGAACAATGCGGCGACTGAATAACGGCCAGCGGTTCTTTAACGGGCCTGCGCCCATCGCAATGCCGGACGGGTTGACACAATCGACCGCTCGCCCGTTTTTTAACCGGGCGAGTGGCCGGGTGTTCGACGTGCAGAACGCCGGGGATGTCACCGAAATCGATCTGTATGACGAAATCGGTTTTTGGGGCGTTTCGGCCAAGGATTTCCGCCAGCAGCTTAGGAATGTGACCGGCGGCACGATCCGGCTTCGGATCAACTCGCCGGGCGGGGATGTTTTCGACGGCATTGCGATGTTCAACGATCTGGTCGCGCATAAGGCGCGGGTCGAGGTCGAGGTAACGGGTTTTGCAGCATCTGCGGCATCCCTGATCGCGATGGCAGGTGACAAGATCACCATCGCCGATAACGCATTCTTCATGATCCACAATGCATGGACGCTGGCCGTCGGGGATCGCAACGCGATTTCCGATGTTGCAGCGGTTCTGGAACAGATCGACGGGGCGCTTGCCGACACATATGCGGCGCGCACCGGCATGGATCGTGCCGAAATCGTCGAAATGATGGACGATGAAACCTGGCTTTCGGCGGCAGATGCCCGTGAAAACGGCTTTGCTGATGTGGTTGGCAAGGCCGAGGAAGCTAAAGCCAAGTTTGATCTTTCCTGTTTTGCGAAGGTGCCGGACGGGCTGCGCGGATTTACCGCGCAGTCAGCCGGACCGACCATTCGCGATACCGAACGTGCCCTGCGGGATGCCGGGCATTCCCGTGCGCAGGCCAAGGCAATGGCGGCGCGCGGAAATCAAGCAGATGACCAGCGGGATGCTGGTGATGACGCCGAAAATGCAGAATTCTGGGCCGAATTGTCGGCCTTTTCCGAAAATCTTGAACGGAGCATGACGCGATGAACGCGATTCTCAAAGGTGCGTCTTTGTCGGCAATGATGGCGCAGATCACCGCTTTCAACGGTCCCGAGCCGACGCCAAACCCGGATTTGAGCGATCCGAAAGCCATTATTGCCAAAATCGAAGGCCTGATGACGCAAATGCGGGTCGAAAACGACGCGGCGCTGAAAGGCAAGGCCAACAGCGACACCGTCGATAACATGAATACCGAAATCACCGCGCTTAAGGCAGCGCTGGAAACGGCTCAGAAAGCCGCCCAGCGCGCCCTGATCGGGGGGGCTGGTGGTGGCGAAGGTGCCGAACTGGCGCAGAATGCCGCCCGGTTCATGACTTTGGCGCGTGGCAAACGTGCTGCGGTTGGTGATGCTGCTGATATCGAAGCCTATCAGGAATATCGCAGTGCCTTTGACACGCTGGTGCGTCGTGAGGGCAATGTTGATAACATTGCGCCGGAAATCCGTAATGCGCTGTCTGTCGGTTCGGATCCGAAAGGCGGCTATTTCGTGCCGACCGAGGTTTCCACCGAAATGGTGCAGCGTATCTTTGATACCTCGCCGATGCGTCAGATTTCCAGCGTGACCACGATTGGTACGGGGGCATGGATGGCCCCGTATAAGACCAGTAAGGGCACGTCTGGCGGCTGGGTCGGTGAGCGGTCGGCGCGTCCGTCAACCGATACGCCGACTGTTGGTACCCAGCGCATCGAAGTGCATGAACAGTATGCCTATCCTGAAATCACGCAGGACATGCTTGACGATGCAAGCCTTGATATCGAAGGCTGGCTGGTGCAGGAAACGCAGGACGAAATGGGCCGTGTTGAAAACACCGCTTTCGTTGGCGGCGACGGCGTCATGAAGCCGAAAGGCTTCCTTGCCTACAAGGATAGTGCGGTTACCACCACCGACAAGGCTGGTCGGGCATGGGGCAAGCTGCAATATATCCCGATGGGTGACGCGGGTGCGTTCCCGTCTCTTACCAACGGTGCGGCAAACGCCAACTGCCTGATCAACGCGATCACGGCGCTTCATCCGAACTATCGTGCTGGTGCGCGCTGGACCATGAACCGCACGGTCGAGGCGGAAATCCGCAAGCTGAAAGATGCGGAAGGCCGTTACCTGATTGGCATGAGCCAGATCGAAGGCGCGTTGCAGTTCGATATTCATGGCTTCCCGATCACCAACCTGGAAGATATGCCGGATCTTGGCGCGGACTCGTTCTCTATCGCGTTCGGTAACTTCCAGCAGGGCTACAAGATCATTGATCGGTCCGGTTTCCGTTTGCTGCGTGATCCTTACACCAACAAGCCGTATGTTGGTTTCTATATCGTAAAACGCACCGGCGGTGATGTTCGCAACTTCGATGCGATCAAGCTGATCAAGGCGGCTGCGGCCTGATTTGTGACACGTGACCGGCTGTAAACCAGCCGGTTATTGCCTTTTTATCTATCATCAAAGGAGAATGGATATGATCCGTCGTGATCTTCATTCCAATATCAAGGCGGTGTCGCACTATGTCGGGACACCAACCGCAACCGTGACACCCGCAAGCGGTGTTGATCTTGCCGGTTTTTCGTCGTCGGAGTTCCTGCTTAGTGTCGGGGCCGTCGCAAATATCGCCAACTCGCCGCAGCCGTCCTGGGCTTTCAAGTTGCAGCACAGTGACAGCCAGTCGTCGGACTTTGCTGATGTGACCGATGCCAGTGATGTGCTGGTCGGGTCGGCCAAATCGCCGGTCACCGCGCCGAATGCGTCAACCGGTGTTTTCCTGACGATCGATGACGCCGCCGAGGACGATACGGTTTATCGCGTCGGCTATATCGGCACGAAACGCTATGTGCGTGTTGTCGCAACCGCGGCAAACACGCCGGGCGCAACCGCGATGGCATTCGTTGCCGTGCTGGGCAATCCGGCACTCGCACCGACGGCCGATTAACCGACTGCTGTTCTGATATCCAGTAAGAAAGGCGGGGTGTCCGATGGGTCGGGCACCCTGTTTTCATATGGCAAAACTTCCGAAAATCCAGATTACCCGTGCGTTCAAGGCATGCTTTAACGGTGAAATGCATCCGCGCGATGTGCAGCCGGGCATCTACGAGGTTGTGGCCGATGGTGCCGCCGTCGGTGACGGGCAGGTGCCGCAGCGTGTTGCCGACATTGCCGAGGAAACCGGACGGTGCAAGCCGACAAAAAAGTCGAATGGGCCGGACGCTGGTGCGGAGAAACAGTCTGCATCGCCGCAAACGGACCCAGCCTCGACCGCGCAGACATCCGATACGCCCGATCTGCTGGCTGCCGGATCATCGCCGTCAACAACGCCTGGCACCTCGCCAGCGGAGCCGACGGAAAAGGCGGCGCAGACATCCTCTACGCCTGCGACGGAAAATGGTGGAACCATCACAACGGCGTCAAAGCCTTCGAAGGCGAAAAGTGGACCCAAGACAGGCAAGCCAGCCTGACCTATGGCCTGCGCCATGTGCCAAGCGTCGATGAACCGGGGATATCGTTAAATCCGCCGGTGATCCATCGCGGGGCCAATGGCGGCTATCAGTCGATCAATCTGGCGGTGCTGTTTGGGGCGAAGCGCATCATTCTGCTGGGCTATGACATGGGCATTGCCGATGACGGCCGCCGTCACTGGTTCGGCGATCATCCGGCGGGTCTGAACAACCCGCAGGACCATGATTTTGCCCGCTGGCGGGCCAATTTTGAAACCATGCTGCCCGATCTTGAACGCGCCGGGGTGCAGGTGATCAACGCATCACGGCACACGCGGCTTGAGTGTTTTCCCCGGATGGGGTTGGAGAGTATCCCATGGATGTGAAAATCACCTCAGACGGCACACCACACGGAACCAAGATTGTTTCTGCTGATGGGCACGAGCTGCGTGGCGTTTCTGCCGTCGAGTGGGGAATTTCGGTCGATGAGCCGTCATGTGCCAAAATACACATCACCATGGCTGAAATCGAAATCAGTGGAGAGGCAGCGTTCTTTGTTAATCCTCTCCATGACGGGGTGGAAAAGTGGCGACGTGTCAAATCCATCGAGTTCGAAGATGGTGAGCAAATCAGTCTGATGGATTAAGTTTATAATCCGTCGGTCAATTCTGAGGGTGGGTTGGTGGCATGACCTTGAAAGACCTTCCTGATCATCACGACATGGCCCATCTGAAAGGTGCGTTAAAATTCGTGAAAAACTGGCGCACGGCGATTGATGGCGGTGCGCATCGCGGTATTTTTACAACGGTTCTGTGTGACCGGTTCGATACGGTTCATGCGTTCGAGCCGACTGACCTTTGCCAGAAGATCGATCCGCGCGCCATTGTCTGCCAGTCTGCCCTTGGTGCGTTGCAAGGCTGTTGTTCGATGCAATCGGGTGCAGAAAATACCGGCCAAACACATGTAACGCTTGGTGAGGGCACCGAAATCGCGCGGCTTGACCAGTTTGATATTGCCGATGTCGATTTCATCAAGCTGGATGTCGAGGGATACGAATGGTTCGCCTTGCTGGGGGCAATGCGGACAATCCTGCGCGACCGGCCGGTTGTCATGATCGAGGAAAACGGGCTTTGCCAGCGTTACGGCGTTGCGCCTTTTGCCGCCAATCGCCTGATGGAAGAATGGGGCGCAAGATGCGTGGCGCGGTATAACAAGGATTATGTTTTCGCATGGGCTTGACCGTCGTCAGTGTTTTGCGAAGCGGCGGGCAATACCAGCCATGGCATGTGTCGCGCCTGCGCGATCAGGTGAAAGCGGCGACGCCAGCGGCGCGGTTTGTATGCCTGTCTGATGTTGCGGTTGATTGTGATCGTATCGATCTTTTGCACGATTGGCCGGGATGGTTTGCCAAGATAGAGCTGTTTCGTCCCGGCCTGTTTGCCGGGCCGGTGATCTATCTTGATCTTGATACTGATGTGGTCGGTGATATTGCGCCGCTGGCGGTACGCGAATTTACCATGCTGTCGGATTTCTACCGCCCCGATCTTCCGGCATCCGGTGTGATGGGCTGGTGCGATGATGCGCCTGGCGAGGTCTATGCGGCGTTTTGTGCGGATCCGAACGGCGCGATGGCACGGTGCCGTCATCGCGATTGCTGGGGCGATCAGGGATTTATTGCCGCCGCACTAAAACGTGCCCCGGCACGCTTCGGGCGGGAAATCGTTAGTTACAAGGTGCATTGCCGCAAAGGTGTCCCGAATCACGCGGCGATTGTCGCCTATCACGGCGTGCCAAAGCCGTGGGATGTGCGATGATTGTTGCGCCCCTGCGTGAAATTGAGACAGACTGGTCTTTTTCAACGAGGGGTGACGATATGGGTAAAGTACTGTCGTGGGTCGGTGCCGCTAGCGTTCTGGTCGTTATTGGTATTATGTTTTGGACAAGTGGCGGCCTTACGGTCTCTGAATCCAAAAAGCTGTATGGAAAGCTTTGTGTCGAGATTTTGAAAACTCGGTTGATCAGGCCGTCGGGGCTTGAGGTTTCTAAGTTGAGTTCTTTTGATCTGTCGGGAAAAGGCAGTGTGTATATTTCCTATTCGGCGCCAAACAGGGGTGGTGGGTATGGTGATGGCACAATGTCGTGCGAATTCGAAAGGTTGGGCCCGCGCGCCTTTAGGCTTACAAAGGCAGAAATTGGTAGCGAAAACATATGGCCGGATAATTCCATTTTGTTATGGAATGACATGTCTGATCGGATCGAGATTGGTGGCGATGTGATTTTTGGTTTCTGGGACCGATTGAGATTGGCTTTCTGGTCAGTCTGATAGGTTCAGGATTTGCGGAGGCGGACGCCGGGGCCTTCGCCGTTTTCGGCGATGAAGATGATGCCAGCGTTCTCTAGGGCTTTTGTTATTTTGTCTATGGTTGAGGCGTAACCGCCAGACGATCCGTTCTCGAATCGTGTGATGGTCATGGCGGAAACATCCGCAATTTTTGCTAGGTCTCGAACGCCTAAGCCTAAAGCGGATCGTGCCATCTTGCATTGTACTGGTGTTATCACTGTAACCAAACCTGTTGACATGGTGAACAACTATAACTAAGTTGTGCACAGTGTAATCAAGTTTGTTCATTTTAACAACACATGGTGCAGTGATGGCGGACATAAAGTTTTCTATCGCCTCGACCGTCACCGATCTGCGGTTTGCTTATGAGGCGCTGCGCTTGATCGGTGATGGCGATGGCGACGGCAATCTTGCCGACTGGTACGAGGATCAGCTTGTTGTGGTGCGGGCCCGCGACATGAATGAATTGTGCATCAAGTTCGATGCCCTGATGTCACTGGCCGAGCCGAATAGCGATGCGTTGTCCGAACGCGGTCATGCAATGCTGATAGCGCGGGTTGCGAGCCTGCGGGTTGATATCCACGCGCTGAAAGGCGGTGTGCAATGACGATACCAATGGTTTTTGATTTCGAGGGGCGCGAAGTCCGCACCATAGACCGTGACGGTGTGGTGTGGTTCGTGCTGGTGGATATCTGTCGGGTTCTGGAAATCCGCAACAATCGCCATGCAGCATCGCGGCTGGATGACGATGAAAAAGATGACGTCGTTAGTAACGACGCCATCGGTCGCGACCAGTCGGTGACCATCATCAATGAAAGCGGTCTGTATTCGCTGATCCTGACCAGTCGCAAGGAAAGCGCCAAGCGGTTCAAGAAATGGGTGACGGCGGAGGTCCTGCCGACATTGCGCCGCACCGGGCGATATGAAATCCCGCCGGTTGCGCCGACGGGCGATCTGGAAAGTGGCGAAGAATCAGAATATGGCACGGCGGAGGTCAATTCGGCGCTGGCGGTTGTGCGCGAGGTGCGCAAGATTTTTGGGCGTGCGGCGGCGCGGCGCATCTGGAATGAATGCGGGGCGTTGCCGATGGTCTATCCCGAACCGGATTATACCGGCCTTGACAGTTCGAACGGCGAAGCCTGCCTTGCCTGGTTGCTGGGCGCGTCCGCCGATGGTGGCGGGGTGATTGGTGATCTGGTGCGCGATGCGCGGCATTCGGCAGCATCTGCCGACCGGTTGCGGATGATGGGTATCCGGGTTTGCGACAAATATTGTAGCGGCGGGGTTCTGGTGGCGAATGCGCACCCGGCCTTGCGGCGTGTGTTTGCCAATACCAAATGGGCGACCGGCTGGCGTTCAGCATTACTGAGCATGCCGGGCGCCTTGCCATCCGGGACGAATTGCCGGTTCGGGCCGATTGTATCGCGGGGCGTGGTGGTCCCGGTTTCGGTGGCCCTGCCGGTTCGAGAGGTTGTCGCGGCGTAATATCCCCGGCAGGAATATCAGTTGTATGGATATCCATACGACTGGTCGGGTTCGAGGTTGATCACAGGGCTGCACGTCGCAAGGACGTGCGGCTTTTTTTTTATCGGGGCGGCGATGGATTACAGTTTGGTGCAGACCGTCGCGCCCGCGACGGATTTCATGGAAGATGCGCGGGTGTATGAACATTTGCGCGTGCCTGTTTCTGGCAGCCCGGCAGAGCCAGAGGACAAGGGCCTGATAGCGATCTATCGCGACGGGGTTCAAAGCCATCTTGACGGGATTGACGGTGTGCTGGGCCGGGCCCTGATCACGCAGACATGGCAGATGAAACTGCCGCGTTTCCCGTCGCGATCCTGTGCGATCCGGTTGCCGTTGCCGCCACTGCAAACCGTATCGGCGATTGAATATATCGATGCGGACGGGGATGAAATCACCCTGGATAGCGGCCTTTATCAGGTCGTGAACCGCGGAAAATATCCATCGCACATTGTGCCGGCCTATGGCCAGACATGGCCGTCAACCCGCGATGTGCCCGATGCGGTGACGGTGACATTTGTGGCGGGCTATGGTGATGCGGCGGAGGATATCCCGGCCGCCGTGCGCAATGCCGGGTTGCTTCTGATCGCTGATCTGTATGAGCATCGCGAGGCGCAATCGGTTGATTTCGAAATCCATCAAAACAAAACGGTGGACTGGCTTCTAAGCCCGTTCCGGCAGGTGTTCTGATGCGGCGCAAGATGCGAAATGCCGGGGCTGGCGCATTTGATCAGCGGGTCACGGTGCAGCGCGTCACGCGCACGCCGGATGGATATGGCGGTGCAACCGAAACATGGGCCGATATCGGCACGGTCTGGGCGGAATGTTTGCAGATCAGCGGCGATGAAAGTGCGGTTGGCGATGCCAAGCGGGCAGTATCACGATACCGGTTCACATCGCGCAATGCCGGTGTTTGGGCGGGTTTAACCGCGAGTGACCGGCTTTCGTGGGGCGGGCTGGTGTTTGATATCCGTCATGCGCCGGATGTGGCGCGTGCCCTTGATCGCGTGATCGAGGCGGAAACGGGGGCGGTGCAATGAGCAGCCTTGATCTGCAAAAGGCCATCGTCACCCTGCTGGATGGGGTGTTGTCCTGTCCTGTTTACGATGATGTGCCAGATGATGCGCAATATCCGTATGTGGTGGTTGATGCCGATCTGGTGTCAAACAGCCGGGCCTTGGATCAGTACCGGGAAACGGTGATGGTCTATCTGTCGATCTGGTCGGATTATGCCGGTCGCAAGGAAGTCAAGCAGATTGCCGATACCATCCGCACCGCCACGGAAAACACGCGCCCGGCAATGGATTCCGGGGTGTGTGAAAACCTGCGGTTCGAGCGGGTGACGACGTCAAAGGATGTTGACGGAACGACCTATACCGGGCGGGTGACGCTGCGCGCGATCATCCGGCCTTAACCCGGCCGTGACGGCCATTTCATGCAAAACTAAGGAGCCATTGCCATGACCGTGCAAACAGCGGCCGGGTGTACACTTTCTATTTCCGACGGATCATCTGTCGCGGCAACGCAGTCGGCGTTCGAGGCGGAAACATACCTTGAAGTTGCTGAAATTACCGATCTGGGTGAATTCGGGGCGGAATTTTCGACGATTACCCATGTCTCGCTTGCGGATCGTTTGGTGCGCAAGTTCAAGGGCACCGAGGATCCGGGGTCACTGCCTTTGCAGCTTGGTTATGACCCGGATGATACTGGGCAGAACCAATGCAAGGCTGCGTTGGCGTCGGACAACGAATGGGCGTTCAAGGTGACATTGAATGATGCCGGGACCGGTTCGCCTTCCAGCCCGACGACATTCTTTTTCCGCGGGCGTGTGATGTCTTTCCGTCGTCAGATTGGCAGTCCTGAAAGTGTTGTCGGTGCCACCTGTAATATCGGGATCAATACCCGACCGATTGAAGTCGCCGCCGTTTAACAGATTGCCGCGGCAGGCGGGCGCGTGACGGGGGTTCGCGCCCGCCATCTTTCCCCCGATCCCCGAAAGGTATTCACATGACCAAGACTAAGCAGGCCGTTGCGACGGCCCCGGAACTGACCGTTACGGTCGCGGGCACTGTTCATTATCTTGCGCCGAAACTATCCGCAGTGCGGATGATTAACAGCTTTGCCGGTGGCCTTAACCCGGCCTATCGCAAGGTGCGTGATCTTGATTTCGACGCGATGGCCCAGATTATCGTTGCCGGGGCTGGCTTGAAGCTTAAGCCGTCGGAATATGACGATCTGGTCACGACCATCTGGCAGGAGCCGGACAAGGCCAAGCTTGGCGCGGACCTGATCAATTACATCACGGTTCTTCTGAATGGCGGACGCCCGATCATTGATGGCAACGATGTTGCCGATGATGCGGGCGATGCGGATGAAGCGCCGGGAAAGCCGTAAGCCTTGATGAATGGTGGGACCTTGTTTATCGCTATGCGACCGGATGGCTTGGCTGGTCGGATGAACAGGCGATGCAAACGCCGGTCCCGCGCATTCTGCTGGCGCTTGATGGCCGCATCGATTTCCTGCGCAAAAGCAATGGCGTCGATGACGAACCGGAAACACGGCAGCCATCCAAGGATGAAGTCGCCGACAAATTGCGGGCAGCCCTTCGGGGCTGGAAACCGTCACGGAGATAGCCGCCATGCCCGTCACCGGAACAAAGGAACTGGTGGCGGCGCTGCAGCACGGTATTCCGTCGCGGATCCGTGAGAATGTCGAGGAAGCCCTGCATAAGGCAGCACAGCTTGTGCTGTTCGATATGGAGGCGTTGACGCCGATTGACGCCAGCAACCCCGGCCCGCATGCACGAGACGGTTTGACGATTCTGGCCGGGGATGGCGGGCTTTCCTACGATATCGGCCTGCCGACCCGTGACCTTGCGGAAGATCATTTCTGGTTCCGGTTTCTTGATGGCGGGACCAAGGGCGGCGAGGTTTCCTATCGTCGCAATGGCAGGCGTTTCACGATGCGCGTGCCGAAACGCCCGGCCCTTCGCATTCTTGAGCGTGCGATGGACGGCAACCGTGATGAAATCGAACGGCTGATCGTCCAGGCGATCCGCGAAGCTTTGCGCGAGGGTGTGTGATGGCGGGCGAACTGCAAAAAGTCGGTATGTCCGTTTCGATTGATGCGGAACTTGAACGGCTTGAAGCGAACTTCAAACGGGCTGGTCGGCTGGTTGATACCACTTCGACCAATATGGACCGCAGCACGAAACGGGCCGCAAAGGCGTTCAATCAGCTTCAGGCGTCTTTGGACCCCTTGGCTCGTGCAGGTCAGAATCTTGAGCGCCAGTCGGACAAGGTTCGTCTCGCTTTGGAAAAGGGGGCTATCACTACCAAAGAAGCCAATGCCGCCTATCGCCAGTTAAACGACCGTTTTGATGCCTATGTCGCAAAACTCAATCAGGCGGGTGTTGCGGTCGCGGCAAACGACAATGCGGTCGTCAAGGCCGTGCCGAATTACCGCCGGTTTGGTGCTATCGCACAGCAGGCAGGTTATCAGGTCGGTGACTTTGCGGTGCAGGTTGCCAGCGGACAGAATGTGCTTGTGGCCCTAACGCAGCAGGCATCGCAGTTGCTTGGGGCTTTCGGTCCGTGGGGTGCTGTTATTGGCGCTGCGGCAGCCATTGCCGGGGCTTTGGCGATTGCGTTCTGGGATACCAGCGAATCAGCCGATGAAGCCGCAACCAGCCTTGAAGCTTATGAAAAGTCGGTGAAGAAGGCCGAGGAATTCATTAAAAAGCTGAACGATCAGCAGAAAGAAAGTGCCGAACTCCTGCGCGATGAGCGCGACGAAATCCTGAAAACCGCCAAGGCGCGATTGGAAGCGGCCAAGGCTGCGCTGGAAATCAGAAAGGCAGAAATCGAGCGCATCAACGCCATGTCGAACGATCCGATGTTCGGTATTGGTGATGAACCGATTGATGCGGGTGTCTATCAGAATCAGATCAACGAAATTGCCGAATTGCAGGCAAAATTCGACGATCTGAATGACAGTATGACCGCAGCGATTGATTCCAGCGAGGAATTCAAGGCGTCGCAAGAGGCCGACAAATCGCGCAAAAAAGCTGCGGATGATGCGGAGCGGCAGGCGGAAAAAATCGGTGCTGTGATCGAAGCTCTGCAGTACGAGCTTTCCGCATTTGAAATGACCAATCGCGAGCTTGAGGTAAATAACGCGCTGCGCCGTGCCGGTGTTGATGGTGCAAGTGCGCAAGGTATCCTCATCAGGCAATTGGCTGGTGATGTTTACGATTACAAGCAACGTTTGGAAGATTTGAACGATGCCCTTGATCGTGAAGCCAAGGTTATGGAGGAAGGTGCGCGGGTCACCGAAGCCAACCGCACCGCACAGGAAAAATACAACGATGAAATCGAACGGCTTCGCGAGTTGCTGGCCGAGGGCGCGATCAGTCAGGAAACCTATGGCCGGGCGGCATCTGCTGCGGCGGATGATCTGGCGAAAGCCAACAGCCGCATCAGCGATACCGCCAAGGGTATCGGTTCGGCGTTTAGTTCTGCGTTTGAAGATGCCGCCATTTCCGGGGCGAAATTTGGCGATGTGTTGCAGGCGCTGGAACAGGATATTGCGCGTGTGATCCTTCGTGCGGCGGTCATGAAGCCGCTTGAAAATGCGATCGGTGGCGCGATTGGAAGCTTTGATTTCGGTTCGATGTTCCAGTTTGCCGATGGCGGGGTGATGACATCACGCGGCAAACTGCCATTGCGGCAGTATTCCGAGGGTGGCATCGCCAATTCGCCGCAGCTTGCGATGTTCGGCGAGGGTTCGGTGCCAGAAGCCTATGTGCCGGTGCCGTCGGGCAAGATTCCGGTCGATATCCGTATGCCGAAAATGCCCGCCGCCAATTCCGGCGGGCCGTCGGCGATATTCAATATCGATGCGCGCGGTGCCGATCAGGCGGGGATGGCACGGCTTGAAACCGCCATCACGGCGATTGGCGGCGAAGTGCGGCGCATTGACAGCACATTCAACAAACGGGCCGTAAATGCCGTGTCTGATCAGGCACGGCGCGGCGGCAGTGCCGGGCGGGCAATCAGGGGGCGTTAAAACATGACCGATCCGATTGCCTTGCCAACGGTGCCGATGGAAATCACCGTCACGCCGGTGAATTCTGTTGGGCTGTCGATATCGCAATTCACCTATCAGGCGCAGGCGCAGGCCAATCAGGGGGAGCGTTGGGACATCGCCATGACGTTCGCGCCGGAGCGCCGGGCGGATGTCACGGCGATGCAGGTGTTTCTTCTGCAATGTCGCGGGCCGCTGAACCCATTTCTGTTGAATGATCCGCTGGCGCGGTTTCCGCAAAACAACACCGATGATGTGACGGTGCAGCTTGCGGGGGCGCACGATGCGCGGATCCGCACGATATCGACGATCAACTGGACGACCGACGACCCGGACGGGTTTGCGCTTCGCAAGGGGGACTATATCCAGCTTGGCAGTGGTGTCGCATCTCGGCTTCACATGGTGCTGAACGACGTTGAAATTACCGATGAAATGACCGGTGCAGCCGATATCGATATCTGGCCCGCCACCCGCGCGGCTTATGTCGACGGGGCAACGGTGGTTTATCGTGATCCCAAGGGTGTGTTTCGCCTCAAGCCGGGTGAAACCGGGCAATGGCGGGGAAATCCCGGTGATTATTATGACGGCATCACCTTCGGGGCGATGGAGTACATCACATGAGAACCGACATTGATCCGGATTTGCTGGCGCAATTGTCGGGCGACCGGTTGATGCCGGTTCTGTTTGCGCGCATCGGGACGGCTTCGGGTGATGTGCGGATGTGGACCGGGATCGGGCCGATTTCGTGGGGCGGGTTTGAATGGCTGGGCGGCGGTGAATTCGTCGGCATATCGGAGATCGAGGAAACCGAGGAAATACAGGCCAACGGCCTGACCTTCCAGCTATCCGGGATTCCGATTGAATACCTGTCGCTGACCCTGACCGAAATGCGGCAGGGCCTTCCTGGTGATCTTTATGTCGGGGCGATGTCCGATACCGGTGTTTTGATCGGCACGCCTTACAAGGCGTTTTCCGGTCTGACCGACGTTCCGGTGATCGATGATGACGGTTCGACCATGACCATTTCGGTTTCGGTCGAAAGCGATCTGGTTGATCTGGAACGATCGAAAGTCCGGCGTTTTACCGATGAAGACCAGAAGGCGATTTACCCGGATGATCGGGGGTTCGAATTCGTCAACCGCCTGCAGGATACTGAAATCACGTGGGGGCAGATCAAGTGACGCGATTGCCGCTTTGGGAAAGCAAGCTGTCAGACTGGCAACAGGCCGCTGCAAGGCGGCCGTTTTCGTGGGGCGATGCCGATTGCTGCCTGACCGTCTGTGACGGGTTGCAGGCAATCACCGGGATCGATCCCGCCCAATCGTTTCGCGGGAAATACAAGACCAAAACCGGGGCCTATGGCGCGCTGAAACGCTTCGCCGGGGGCGGGCTTGCCGCGACGGCGGAAAAGATCACAAGCGATCTGGGCTGGCCGGAAATCCCGGTTCTGATGGCGCGGCGTGGCGATGTCGGGCTTGTCAGTACCGACGAGGGCGAGGCGCTGGCGATCTGTGTCGGCCCGCGCTGGGCGACGCAAGGGGCCGCCGGGCTGGTTTATTTTTCCATCAAATCGGGCCTGCGTGCCTGGAGGGTCTGACCCATGCCACAGGCTGCGGTTGCTGTTGTTGCCGCGGCGGCGGCCAAATATGCGGCGACCTATGTTGTCGTCAATACCCTGCTGGCCTACGCCATCAGTGCGGTTGTGGCCGGTGTCATCACCTATGCCGGTGCGGTTGCGTTCCAGAAAAAGCCCAAAGGGCAGAGTTTTGATGCGTCCGGGCTTGCCACCCGCACCCAGATGGTGCGCCAGCCGCTGGCAACCCGTCCGATCATTTATGGCGAGGTGCAGGCTTCTGGCCCGGTGACATACATGAATGTCACCGATGGCAAGCGCAAGCTGCAATGGCTGATCACCCTGACCGGTCATCCGGTCGAGGAAATCGGCGATATCTGGTTTGGCGATACCAAGGTGTTTTCCGGATCGGGCACAGGCAATGCCATCGGCAAATATGCCGGGTTTGCATGGTTCTGGAAGGGTGACGGCACGGATGCAGGCGATGCCGACCTGCTGGCCGCGATGCGGGCACGCAACAGCGAATGGACGGTTGATCATCGGCAGCGCGGATGCGCCAAGCTGTATTGTGAACTGACCTATGACCAGGACATTTATGCGGGCGGCATCCCGCAGATCAAATGCCTGGTGAAGGGCAAGAAAGATATCTATGACCCGCGCAGCGATACGACCGGTTACACCGATAACTGGGCGCTGGTAACCGCCGACTATGTCAAGATTTCCGACGGTGTCGGTTCGGGCTATGAGGCGATAGAGGAAGATACCCTTATCGCGTCGGCCAATGTGTGTGATGAAGATGTCACGCTGGCGGCGGGCGGCACGGAAAAACGTTATGTCGTTTCCGGGGTGATTGATACCGGCAATCCGGTCGGTGACAATCTGCGCGAATTGCTTAATCCGGGCGGCGGTATTGCGACCCGTGCGGGCGGAAAATGGTCGATCCTGCCGGGCTATTACCGCACGCCGGAAATCGAAATCGATGAAAGCTGGCTTGACGGCCCGATCCGTGTGCGGACCCGGCAGTCAAAACGCGATCTGTTTAACGTGGTGCGCGGGGTGTATTCATCCCCCGAAAGTCTGTGGCAGCCGACCGACCTACCGGTTCTGAAATCGGCAACCTTCATTGCCGAGGATCAGGGCCGCGAAATCGCGGTTGACCGTGAATTCCTGTTCACCACGTCACCGGCCTGCGGGCAGCGGTTGCAGAAGCAGGCGCTGTTCAAGAACCGTCTGCAGGCCGAGGTTGAACTTAAATGCAACCTAAAGGCATTTGCGGTGCAGGTCGGCGATGTCGTCGGCTTTACCCGGTCTGCCTATGGCTGGGATAACAAACCGTTCGAGGTGGTGACCTGGCGTCTGGCACCGCGCGATGATGGTGATGTGATCCGGCTGGGTGTGGATATCACGCTGCGCGAGACGGCGGCGGCGGTCTATGACTGGACCGCCGATGATGAAACCATCGTCGCGGCATCGTCGGCCAATACCCTGCCGGGGCCGGGTGATGTAGCGCCGCCTGACGGGCTGGATGTGACGGAGGTCCAGTATGAAACCCGCGAAGGGGGCGGTGTCAAGATCAAGGCGGTGCTGTCGGCGGGAGAGGCCGATGACGGGTTTGTCGTGTCCTACCGGTTTGAAAGCCGCGAAATCGGCGCTTTGGACTGGACGGAATATGCACCTGTCCCGGCACCGGAACTTGAAATATTCGATATGCCGGCCGGTGTCTATGACTTCCGGGTCAAGGCGGTCAACCGGGTTGGCGCAAGTTCGGAATATGTCACGATACGTCGCGAAATCTATGGACTGCCGGGCAAGCCTTTGGCGGCAACCGGGCTGACGATTTCGGCGCTTGGCGGGCTTGCGGTTCTGCGTTGGGATCGATCCACGGAACTTGATGTTCGGATGGGCGGGCAGGTGCGGTTCCGTTGGTCCCCGGCAAGCAGCGACCCGCTGGTGTCGGAAAGTTCCACGATTGGCGCGCCGGTTCCGGGCGGGGATACGGTGGCGGTCCTGCCGCTGAAACCAGGTTGCTATCTTCTGCAATTTGTTGATGCGTCCGGTTCGATTTCCGATGCGGTATGGGTTTCGACCGATGGTGCAACAGTGCAGGAATATGGCGATGTCATTGATCTGGTCGAAAGTCCGGCATGGTCCGGCACGCTTGAAAACCTTGCGGTCGATGGCGGAGACCTGAAACTGACCGGGTCGGGGATGTTTGACGATATTCCGGCCTTTGATGAAATCGCCTCGCTTGATGCCTATGGCGGTATCGTCGCAAGCGGGCTTTATACCCATGCGGCGGGCCATCATTTCGGCACCAAAAGCCGACGGGTGTTAAGCGCATCGGTCAGTCTGCAGACTGTCAATGTCATTGACCTGTTTGATCAGCGCGAGGGCACGGTTGATAGCTGGGCCAGCTTTGACGGCGAAAGTGGCGGTGAAGGTGATGCCATCACCTGGTATCGCACCACAGATGATGATCCGGACATCGTGCCGGAACCGCAATGGTCGGCGTGGCAGCGGCTTGACCGGGCAGAGGTATATTGCCTGGCAGCGCAGTACCGCACCGAAATCACGGTGTCGGACGGATCCTATAACGTTCTGATCAGCGATCTGCGCGTGCGCGCGGAAAGCCTTGCATAATCAAGGATAATCACATGGCTAAAAAACGGCGCACTTCCGGTGCGGCGACCAAATGGGTTGCCGTTCTGGATGATCAAAACATCCTGCGCGGAATCAGGGAAGTTGCCCTTGACGAACCAGGTGTTGACCTTCCGGCAGGCTGTGACCTTCTGGAACAGAAAAGCCTGTTTCGCTACATCGCAAAGACCGGTCAGTTCAAACCGATCCGCGATAAAATGCCCTGCGCCGAAGATGCGATGATCGCGATCATCGATGCGCTGGAAAATGCAGGCATCTCTATGGCTCCAGTCGCCACCGACTGGCGCGATTTCCGCAACAAGCGCAAGGCGGGGAGTGACGACTGATGGCACAGCATGACATGAATATTGCCGATGGTTCGGGTGCTGTTGTCCGGTCGGATGTGAATGGTGCGATCGAGGCGCTTGCTACATGCCAGATGGGGGCAACCGCGCCCAGCCCGACATGGCCGCTTATGTGGTGGGGGGATACCGGCAACAGTCGGCTTAAGCAGCGCAATGCGGCAAACACCGCATGGATTGATCGGGGCGATCTGACATCTGCATTTTTGCAGGCGTCGGATATTGCAGCAGGTGGTAGTGCAGGATTGCTTCGGGCGGATGGGGATGGGTCGCAACTGACAGGTATATTTTCATCAACAGTATCTGCGGCTTCTAAAAACCTTGTCGGGGCCTACGCGACCGCATCAACAGCAACCTATACCGCCGACGAGTTGGTTTTGAAAAACTCGTTAGGTTCCGCTTATCTCGCAAGTAACGTTTCGTTCACGGTTGATATCACGGCGTCTGGCGTTAATGGCCTGGATGCTGGATCAGAAGCATCTGACACATGGTACTACATTCACGCCATTTACAACGGCACAAGCACCAACGGTCTTATTTCAACCAGCGCAACAGCACCGACCTTACCGAGCGGTTACACCTATTCCGCTCTGATCGGCGTTATTAGGAATGATAGCAGCGGGGGCTTCTTTCCGTTTTTGCAAAACGACCGACAGATCAGCGTTCAGCCTCACTCTGTTTTTGCTGGTGTCGCGGGTGTCTCATCTTTTACATCCGTCAGTCTTTCTTCGCATGTCCCGCCGATTGCCAAATCCTGTGACGGCTGGTTCGGCCATGCTTCAATCAACATTACAGCAGGCGTTCGAGTTGCGTCTGATACGGCTGGTCTTGGTGCGCAGGCTCTTGCGGCTCAATCATCTGGGGTTGTGTATGACGGCTACGCAATCCGCATGACATTCATTGATTTAAAGTGCCCGTCCCAGACGATCTATTGGGCTAGCGTCAACGTTGGCACGGCAACGCACGCAATGGCTATTGTCGGCTATCAAATATAGGAGATTAGATATGCATACTATTTTTTACGGACAAGAGAACGTTCCCGGCAACAATTCTGTTGATAACCCTGCATGTTCTAATGCCGGTGTTTTGAACGCTGGAAGTTTGCCTTTCACGGTTCCCGCAGGCAAAAAAGCTGTGGTCAAATCTTACGGCATCGAGGGATATGACTTTGCTGGGATTTCGGTAATTTTCCCGTGGATCGGCAGTACGATCACATCGAACAATCAGTGCCTGCATTCATGCGCAGCAGACAGCGGAAGCAATGAAGTTTTGGGCGGAGAATGGGAAGTTGACGAAGGTGAAACGCTCAACATACGATTGCAAAACGGTACAGCGAATACGGCGGTTTTCGGCTGGTACTGCAAGATTGAGGTTGTGGACCAATGACCTGCTATCCTCACATTGAAAACGGCGAGGTTCGGGGAGTTTATTACTCCCCGCAGCCGGGAAAAGCAGAAGAACCTTATACCGATGACGATCCTTTGATCGTTGCGTATTTCAACCCCCCGACAGCAATTCAGGATATCAAAGACGAGGCGCGTCGGCGGATTGATGAAATTGTCCCGCGTTGGATGATTGATCGTGAGATTCTTGGCGGGGATCCGGTGCCACAAGAACTGAAAGAGCAAGCAGAATCTATACGGACGGCATCTGACGGGCTTGAGGTCATACTGCCATACGATTACACCGCCGACAGCTATTGGCCGTCAACCTCGTAAGCAGGATTCACCATGAACCGCACATTATGGATCGCACTTGCTGCGGTCTTTTTTTTTATCGCTATCGCCCGCCATATCCGCAAGCCCCGTCTGTGGCGATCGCGCCAAGGTGATCGATAGTCTTGCGGCAAAGTATGCCGAGGAACCTGTTGCTGTCGGTGTCACGCCAAACGGCGGGGTGATCGAGGTGCTGAGCGCACCGGATGGTCAGACATGGACAATCCTGTTTACCCGGCCCGATCAGGTGACGTGCCTTCTGGCAAGCGGTGAAGCGTGGCAGCACATCGCGCCGGTTCCGGCATCGCGCGGTGATCCCGGCGACCCGGCTTAACAAACCTGCCGTTTCGACTTCATGCATCAGGGGGTGACAAGGTGCAGGAAAACATTCCGCCGGATTTCGATTGGGCCAATGTGCTTAAGCTGAATGCGCCGTTGCTGGCCTTTTCGCTGATGGTGCGGCTTCTGTGGCATCAGCGGCTGGTACGGGTCGGCCAACGCCGGTTCTGGTCATGGGATCTTTTGTGGGAACTGCCGATGGCGGTTCTGTGCTGTGCGGTCGGGGTGGGTGTTGCCAGCTATCTTGACCTTGTCGGCAGCCAGCAGATTGCCTGCATCGGCGTCTGTTCGTGGCTCGGGCCGCGGGGTGGCGAGGTCCTTCTGGATAAATTCCTGATGCGCTATGCGCCGAAAGGCACGGAAAAATGAAACTGCTGCGTGATCTTATGCGTGATCCGGTGATCTGGGTGTTTGCCGTTGCCGGTGCCGTGATTGGCGGGGTTGGTGCGTTCTTCCTGATCGGTGGTGTCTGGTTGACGATTGCCGGGGTTGCCGGTGGGGCTGTGACTGGCGTCATTGTCTTTGTGATCCTGCTGATGATTGCGTTGGCAAGTGGGGGTTAATATGGATTTGCAGATTGATACGCTGGCCCGCACGATTTATGGCGAGGCCAAGGCAAATGACGTTGCGGATGCACAGGCGATTGCCTGTGTTGTGATGAACCGGGTTGGGTATCGCAACTGGCCATCAACCCCGGCTGCGGTGTGCAAACAGGCGTGGCAGTTTTCCTGCTGGAATCAGAACGACCCGAACCTGTCGCGGATCATGAGTGCATCCGGTGCGTGGTTTGACAAATGCTGTGCAATTGCCAAGCTTGCGGTCGAGGGACGGCTTGAAGATCAGACCAGCACGGCAACGCATTACCTGACCCGCGCGGTGCGTTCAAAGACATTCTGGGCCAAGGGCAAGGTGCCTTGCTTTGAAACCGCAGGACACCTGTTCTTTAATGATATCGATACGCCTGCGCCGATCAGTGCCAAGGATGCGTTGGATCAGCAACGCCCGCTGTCGCAATCGCGCACGATCAAGGGCGCGTCTGTTGCCGGTGTCATGGCGGTTGTCGGCCCGGTGGCGGCGGATGTTTCATCCACGCTTGAGCAATACGCATACCTGTCTGACGTGATCAAATGGGGGTGTGTCGTTTTGGGCGCGATTGGCGCGGGCTGGGCTATTTATGCCCGGCTGAATGACCGTGCAAAGGGGCTGGTATGATAGCGGCTGTCGGTGCGTTCCTGTCGGGTGCGTGGATGCGCATCGCGATCATTGGCGGGGCGGTTCTTGCCGTCCTGCTGGTGCTGTTTTCCGCCAGGCATGCGGGGCGGCAGGCCGAACGGGTCGAAACCATGGCGCGCAACCTGGAGAACGTCAATGCACAACGCAAAGCGGCTGCTGCTGCCCCTTCTGATCGTGCCGGTGTTGTTGACCGGCTGCGCAACGGCAAATTCTGATTCTGCCGTCTGTCCGCCGGTGATCGAATATAGTGTGGAATTTCAGGGGCGTCTTGCCGATGAACTGGAAGCCCTGCCGGATGGTTCGGCGTTGGAACGTGCCATGATCGATTATGGCCGGGTGCGGTCGGAATTGCGGGCATGCCGTTCCTAATGCTGTTGCCGCCCGGCCCGTGTGGGGCCGAGGCGGCAGCTTTTGACGCATTCGGTCAGGGGCAGGCACCGCCGGTGCCCGCGCCCTTGTAGCGGGCAATAAAGTGGCTTGGCGATGTGATCAGCACTGTGTGTCGTTGCGCGCGGGTATGCGCCCAGATGTCCGCATACCTGACAGCGCATCCTGCGCAGGATATCGCCCAGTCCGATATCAGGGCCATGCCGTTCGATCAGTGGGCCAAGGCGTAAAACCCCGCCATGATCGCATAGATGGTTCGCGCAATAGACGAACATGTGATCATCATGCCGGGCCGCATCGCGCAGCGTGATGTAACCATCCCAATCGGGCAT